GAAAATCTTAAGCACCATCCTAAATTGAAGATCAATAATCGTGATATTGTGAAGATGTCTTATCCTGCTAAATTTGATGTTCGTATGAACAAATTACCAGTGGTGCGTGAAAGATATCAATTGGTTCGACTCATTTTGAATGGTTACTTTAATGAGTTGATATTCAAAAATAGACTTATGTATGTGGCCCCTGATGTGGTGTGCTCGCTCTTGTGTAAATTTGTTACTGCTGACAAGATAAGTAAGTTTGGTAATAACTATCTTGCTACAACAAATGCTCATGGACTTAGACAAGAGGACCTTGAAGTAAGAACTGATTGCATTGATCTTGCCTGTTTGATTGCTAATTATTCGCAAGATCATGCTTTGCATGTAAATTTTTGAAACCCCTGTTATTAAGGCATTCACTCTTAATAACAAGGGGGTATTGTGCTTGTGATATTGATTTTGGAAAGTTACCGAAAGTAGCCTCAGATAACTCTTTCAAATTGAAGCAGATCTTGAAAAATCACAAGCGACGTCCGTGTGCCAGGAGTTTGGGACCTATTCTTCACTATCGTGGTAGACCTATATGTGAACCGATTCATGATATGGATTGTGAAGAAAGTTTTGTTCATGGATTCAAGCGTAGAGTAGGTCGTGATTTGTCGAAATGTTCTTGGGAACATTTTAATGGATTACGTAATTTGGCAAAAGTGTTAGTATGTAGAGAGTTTGACCCGATACCGATTGGTGAACTACCCAGTTGTCGCGATTACATACTTAACCATCCCTCCTATTCACAAAAACAGAAAGAAGCTCTTCTGAAGCTTTATGATGAGTGTCCTAAAGATGCTTTAGGATACCCATTGTTAGAAGATAAAGACTATCTTTCTCGGGTTTTTGATAAGCAGGAATTCATGAATAAATACAAACCCCTGAGACTAATCATGCCTCAATCTGATAAAACTAAAATTACTTTGGGACCTATTTTTAAGAAGATAGAAGAAGTAGTTTATAGAAGTAAATGGTTAGTTAAACATGTTAAAAGAGAAGATCTTGGAGAACACTTGCTCAAAAATTTGGATGGTGAAGTCCTAGTTACAGACTATACCTCTTTTGAGTCGCAATTTGACAATCGCATTATGGTGGTTGAGTGGCAGTGGTACAAGTATTTATTGAAGAACTATCCGTCATTGAGAAATAAAGTTAAACACTATATTTTTAGGAAAAATGTGTTGAAACGTGGTAGTTTTAAAGCCAAGTTGAATTGCCGGAGATTAAGTGGTGCCATGAATACGTCCTTAGGTAATGGTATAGCTAACTATGTTATCTCAAAGTACCTGTGTAAAAGAAGTGGATTCAAGATCAGATCTTGTTGCTTTGAAGGTGATGATGGTCTCATTTCAGGAGAAGGAGACGCACCTTCAGTTGAGTTGGCTGCTGAATGTGGATTATTGCTGAAGTTAGAAAGGAAAACTGTTGAAAATGCAAGTTTTTGTGGCTTTATATTTTCGAAGTATGCAAGACAATGTATTAAAGACCCATTGCATTCTTTATTGCGTTTTGG